AACTTCTGTTCCATGGACGGCTCTGGCCATGCTGAGGGTGTCCAACCAAGCCATGGGTTTAATACCAAACCGCCAAGTAAGAATAGCGGAGTCAAACATAGCATTGTGAGCCAGCGCGAAAGAGTTTTGCCAATCGTACTTTCGGAGAAACCCACAGACTTCTTCCCCCGTACCGCTAAACCATTCCGTTTCATTGTCATTCTCCTTGACAGCTACGCCGATTACCTCAAAGCGGTCGTCTCGAACGTATTCTTCTGTCGTTATCTTTGACAAAGAGAATTCTCTGTCATAGTAGGTTTCGAAGTCAAGCGTAATGATGTTCACTTAAGCATCTCTCCAAATACAGGATGTTGTGCAAGATTATTGTTACCACCTTCGGTAATCTCGTAGCCCATATCGGTTAGATACTCAAATAGTTGTTTGCGCTTGGGTTCAAACCAAGGCTTCCAGTTCCACGCTTCAAAGATAATCGGGGGGTAGTTATTCACCTCAATTGTTTCTTCAGCACCTTTTAAAACTTCTAGTTCATGACCTTCTACATCGACCTTGATGAGCCGTACCTTTCTAAAAAAGTAATCGTCCAACGGTTCTAAATCAATTGCTTCGGTCTGGCCTGTGGTCTGGCACTCGTAGTCATTCTTACGGGTTTCCTCATCGATACTGAACGCACCAATATTTACTTCCTTGGCGTAGTCCGGTACTTCCAGGTTGGTAAACCCTTTTTCGTCCGACAAAGCGACGTGGTAATTATGGATATTATTTAGCCCATTAACGAATGTATTGGCACATAATTGGTAATATATTATCCGTTGTGCTTCAAACGCATGAAAAGTTAGGTGTGGGTTGGCACGTGCCAAAGGTATAGAAAACGTACCCATATTCGCACCAATATCCAACACGATCCCATCTTTGTGTTTATCTAATAGTTTGTGTGCTACGGCAAATACCTCTACTTCATATGGCTCACGTTTAATGTAGTTAGAAATTAAATCGTTACCTTTAAAAACAAGGTATTGGTTGCCTAGGCAGTTAATTAGTTCGCAGTTAGGTAGCATTACACACCCTTTTTGTATGGACAATTGATAAATTTTTCTTTTGCTTTAACTAAGCTTATATAACGTTTTGAAAATACGGGCATTATTTGTTGGTTTTTCATGCGTTTATATTCTTTTTCAGTTAGTAAGTGTCTAGCTATTTTTACTTCATTTTCAAACATGGGGGTTAAATGAACTAGTGCTTGCCCGTGATGTAGAAAGTAATTTTTAATTTGCCCTAATGGGATCATTACATTAATGCTAGTTGTGGCTTGATTAAAATAATCAATGACCCCCGGCAAAATTTTTATATCGGAGAGGTCGCCCGTAAAACTATACATAGGTTGTGACCAAGTCCAACTTACTTTTTCTTTTGTTCTAAATATCCAAGGACTTTCTATTTTTATATGTCCGTGCTCTGATAATAACCCCGGCGCTTCCTTTTCAATTGGGTGGATGCTACCGTATGTTTGCCCATCCGCAAACTGCCATCGATATATGTCATTGGATACATCAATACATAAATCAGACCATAAAGGTATAGCAATTGACTTCTTATAGTAATCAACCATACCTGTACAGTATTTCATTGTTGGACTAGGAGCAAAACCACCTTCTCTAACAAAAGTACTGGGTAATTTTTTCCACCATTCTGGTATATGCTTCATAGCATTTGTAACTGGCGCTGTTTTAAGCACTAATTCGTTATCCGTAAAACAGTCCAACACAATTTTCTTTTTGGGGAATATAAAAAACATTTCATGCTCTTGGTAAAGTACCGCTAAAGTTGTATGTACCACTATGGACTAGATTTGCCCAAGGTGCCGCATATACCTTAAAGCCGTTCTGTCTAGCCAGTTTGCAAAAGTGATAATCTTCCGATAACAAACGGTTGGTTGTTTCGTCGATACTTGTAGCAAAAAATTCATGGATGATCTTCTTCTGTGGGTTCTTGTCAACAATCAAAATCATGTCGTTGGTGTAAGTTGGCACCTTGTCTTTCAAAGCCTCGAATACATGGCGCTTGATAAGCATGAAGCCCGTACCGCCGTTGTCGATCTCCATAGGCTCGTTGATACTGCCTGTCGTTTCGGTTGCACCATTTGCTAGATTAACAACAAAAGACCCTGTGTAATTGCCTAAGTCTTTGTAATCTACTCCACGCTTGACCGCATCAGATACTAACTGCCAGTTAATTTCTTTCTTGGGGTACAGCCCACAGATAATGTCTTTGTCTGCGTCAATCATCCGCACGATGTCAGCAGGATTAAAACTAATATCGGCATCAATAAACATTAAATGGGTTGCGTCTTTAGTAGCCAAGAAGTCGTATGCCAAACCGTTACGAGCACGGGTAATGAGCGACTCATTCTGCATGTAGGTGTAATACATCTTAATATTGTGTTGCATGAATACTTGGGTGCAATTCAGAATACCCATCGTATAACCACCCACACACATACCACCATACATCGGGGTAGCCATAAACAAAATTGCGGGTTTCTTTGCCTCTACTGCTTGTACGTTTTCTAACATGTAATGCTCCTTACTTTCTTTTAATATCAAAATTAGCTGCAGGGTATCGACGAGTAGTATTGCTATCAATCCATACAATTACCACTGACTCATCGTCTAGTTTCCAGCAACCGTCACCAGTGACCCCGCTCGTTGTATAGAAATAGGATCTAAATAAGCCCTCGTAATTTTTGCCGTTGTGCACACAGGCTTCATTGGTCAGTACAATCTTGCCCCCAGCCTGATTAGGCATCGAAGCGATTACCGCACCAAATGCGAGGGTAGGTATAAGTAAAAGTAAAGCGAGTAATTTTTTCATCATCTTCTCCAAAATAAAACCATCAATAACCCAATCAAGGCCCCGATTAATATTGTTCCCAACACCACAAAGTAAATCATTAGCACCGCCCGTCCGTATCTTCTTTAATTTTCTTTTTCAGTAATTTGTTGAGCATCCTGGTGCGCTCTGCAATTACTTCCGGTGGTGCGTACTCGTCGATCTGACAAATCTTTTTATATTCGTCAAAAAGTTTCTCGATGTATAAGTCGAGAGCATATTCAATTGACATCAAATGGTTGGCCATCTCGTCCTCAGTCATAGGCACGGGGTGATCCATATACCGCCACATCAACGTTTTGACTTGTTCTTTAACGCTCCACAAGTTATGGATGTGAGATTCCAATAATAAAAGTTGGTTAGGATATTTCATTTCATGCATACCCAAAGTGTGAATAGAATAAATATTGCTTCTAATACGTAAACCATGTTTTCTCCTCAAAAGAAACTTTCTTTGTTATAACCTTTTTCTTCCAACCTACGTTTTAATTTCTTAAGCGCATCTGCTTCTAACTTAGCAACCGCAAACCGTTTTAGTCCTAGTTCTTTTCCGACTTCATCCTGGGTCATGTAGGGCTCCGGCACCTGCTGTTTAACTATCCTTTTTTCGTTCATATTTCTTCCTTGCTTTGATGGAGACAATGCCTCCTTCAATTGTTCCTTCAAGTACTTCTTCCTCCAGCATGCGCTTTGCCATCCGCTTCGCTAGTACAGGGATTTCCTCCGGTGAATAGTCACCATTCATTAGGTACCCCGCCAAGGCAAACCCAGCGTACAGGGCTTCTAAGTATTCTTTATCTTGTTCGTTCAAAATGGTGCCTCTCCTAACTGCTCTATACACTTGCTATATACGTCTTCCTTTTCGGGTTTGGGTAGGGTGGTAATCCGTAAATCGTTCCGGCTACCAATGAAGCGAGTGGCCTCATCTTTCCAAGCAAACTTACGGAGCACCCCATCCGCATCCGATACGACGTATCGCAAATAAATCATTCCTTCTCCAGGCGCTCGATCTCGCGGTTTAAATACCACTGAGCTTTGCGTAGATCTTCCAGGCGCTCACCCTTTTTACCGGCACGGGATACATACTTGACAACGTTTCCGCAGTGGTAGTTCAACTGTTTCGCCTCGATGAAGTCGATAGTCTCGATCCCACCATAGGTATAGTGCGCTGGGCTATTTACCACGTCTGAGAAGATCTTCTCTTTGGTTTTCTTTTTGATGGTCTTAGCCATCGTGGGCTTCTCAAGGTTTCCCTTTTCAGCATTCTCAATAATTGCTTGCACCGGATCTACGTTTACCGTAACCGAGCCGTTCTGTTCTTTTACTAACCAGTTCATTTCATTTTCTCCCTTAAATGATCTATATACACCAATACCGATTCGACATCCTCCACGGTATCCTCGTTCACAATCATCCCCCATCCACCATTCGTATGAATGTCTTCAAGGTTCTTCAACTGCAGAGCAGTCGGATTGTTGTCCCCCGCTTTGCACTCGATTCCGATAAAGACTCCCTGATAACACACCACAATATCAGGAACCCCACTACGTCCAAACCCTCCGTTCACTGGCGAGAAGTAATACGCTCCAAACTTTTGCAGTATCTTGGTCACCCGCCGCTTTACTTTACTTTCCGGAGTCATTGCAGGGTATGCCCCCGACTCTCTTCCAATAGCTTGGCACCTTCCACAACTTCATAGCACCGTACAAAAATACTCCACTGCTCCGGGGTGTCTTCGATACCAGTCTCTTTTATAAATTCTTCGTAGAGCTTGTGGCATTCTTGGCCTTCGCCAAAGTCTAGTTTTAATTGATAGCCTTTCATGATTACCTCGTAAGCCAATAAACTAATGCGAATGGAAACGTCAGCGCAGCTGAACCCCAGAATAAAACCATGAAGAAATCGGAGAACCACCGAACCGCCAGTCTAAAATCCGAAGTGTGTTTTTCAACCGCACAAGCATACTGGGCATCTCGAAATGCTTCGCTTACTGAGCGACTGGTTCTACCTACAAAGTGACGGACATCGTTGACGCCGTTAAAGCTTCTTGGGTCACGTAGATCAAGACCCTCAAGCACAATGCGTGTTTTATTTTCTTGCATTTGTTTCCTCCTCAATTGACATTGTAAACAGTCTTTTAAAATAAATCAACACCACTTCGCAAATCAGGGATACGGTTTTCCTGTTTTTTGTACATCGTTGCGCGATACGTTTGCTCGGTGTGATCCCACCAGATATTTACAATCCACGTCTTGTCGTAATCGACCCAGTTATCTCCGTCCTTCATATAGGGTAATCCCTCGTGCGCGAAATACGCGACCTTCTCTACAAAGTTTGGATCTACTGCTGACCTCTTTAACTCTAAAACTGCTCCCATAATTTCCTCCTGTTAAAAACCCTGATGCCCCTGCCTAGCACTGCCTGACCCAACTTGAATCTGCCTGACCTAACATTGCCGGAACATGCCATAAAATCCCTGCCTTACCATACCTTACGAGACCAGACCTGGCTGAACCACACCTCGCCCCGCCTCGCCGCGAAACCCACGCCATGCATGACCATACCTCACCGCACTACACCGAACCCGACTGCGCCCGGCCACGCCATGAAGCCCGTGCCACACCATACACCACCAGACCTCGCTAAACATCACCTTGCCATGTCCCGCCGTGAAATCCTTACCGGACCGTACCAAACCCAGCCCCACCCAACCTAGCAAGACCAAATCGGGAAACCCAAACCCTAAGCTGCTCGCTTCAACGGCTTTTTAGCCACCGCAAAATTTACAACTTCATACCGACCATGACGTGGTCTCCAGTCACCGATCCCAACGTACGCACCAGCATCCTCAACCCAACGCTTTAACTGACCTTCGTTGGCCACATCCGAATTGAGAGAGACCTTGAACTTAGCCGTCCAGTTTTTAAAGTGTGGGCGCGTCCGCATCACCTTAGACATCCCAACCCGCACAGCCACGCACAGACGGTGCTCCGGGCTATTCATCAACTCATCGATAGTCATGGGGTTGCCTTCGTAGTCCAAGAGCGCGTCGGTGTCTACGAACATCCCTGACAGAGCCAACTTACCTTCTTTAGACTTCTTGGCACCTTCGACCAATACGGAC